CAACACTACCATATTTATCTAATATATCTTTAAATAATTTATTTACATATTTTCTAGGAAACCATTTACCCTTATAAGAAGGAAGGCATCCACAATGTATTCTATTTTCTTTTGTTACAATAAGAGCAACTACTTCTTTATTCTTAATTATGGGATGAAACTCCCACCCTTCTATTCTTTTAGTAAACTCTTCTAAGCTAACATCTGTATTATGCATAGCATGGAAAAGAGAAACGTAATCCACTAAGCAGTTCTTTTCCACATATAAACTGTGATATAAGGAGGTAAAATATCAAAAGCAGTAGGACTATCCATGATAGGAGTAGTAGTAGCTAGACTTCCTGATGTTAAAGCAGGAGAAGAATTAGATGGAGCTCCTGTCTCACCTCCAATAAAATGACCATAAGTTGTTCCATTAGAACCTAATGACCAGGCTCTTCCTGTAAAAACACCATCATCATTTGATTGCGCAGTACCAGTACCATGATAGTGTTTAATATTATTAGCATCTAAAGTTTTAGTCTTACTACCACCTGTTTCTTCAAGTGCATCAAAAGCAGCGTCACCCGAATTAACCCCAACTAATACTCTACCAGTTCCAAAAGCTGCCCAAGTTCCAAATCCAAATAAAGTTCCAGGGTTTGTAGCTACAGAAGCATTTGTATATATTGTACCTACGGGATAAAGGGCAGCTAATACAAGAGCAGCAATAGTACCACCAGTAATAGCAACAGAATTAGCATTTTGTGATGCCATTGTACCAAGAGCACCTACAGCTCCAGTAACAAACTGCGTTGTAGCTAGTTGAGTTGTATTAGTGCCAGCAGGGGCAGTAGGAGCAATTGGAACCCCTGTAAATGTTGGACTATTTGAATCTGGTTTAGTAGCAACGGCAGTAGCAATTGCATTAAACTCGTCATCAATCTCTGCCCCTTTAATAATCTTAGCAGGATTACCAGTAAGTAAACTGTCTTTTGCTGTAAAGTTTGTTGCCTTAACATAGTTACTCATTATACTGTCTTCCCTAATTTCACATAAACTGTCATTTGTTGTAAGCTAATTGGAGTTCCATTAATCGGAGCCTCAATACCAAACTGTAATATCTTACCACTTCCACCTAGATTCAAATCAATTTCTGCAATAGCAATCCCTGAAGTAAACTCACCTATGTTATACTCTGCAATGTTATACTCAGAGTTAGCAGCAATAAAATCTTTTGTGTAAGTACGAGGACTAAAATATGTTTGATAGTCAAACCCATACTTGAGAACAATGTCTTGAGTACCCGAAGCTATCATAATTACTTTAGCTTTCTTTAGTAGCTTCAAAGCAAAGGGAGTACCAAAGTCTGTGTTCTGTGTAAAGTATTCTAATCGATACTCAGCACCATTGTCTGAATACCCTGAGTAGTTAGCAATACCTCCAGGCATACCCAATAGTAGGGTCTTAGTAGAGGTAGCTAGAAATGCTTTTGGCTTAATGTCAGTCCAAATTGTAGCCCTTGCTGCACCATTAGGTAGTTGTTGTCGTAAATCAAAATAAATAATTTGTTTTAGAGCAGGGAGCATTAATAAGTAAAAAGCATCTCTTTCAAAGTAAACACTTTTAATATTATTTTCAACTTCACCATTAATAAAACCAATTAAGTCATCTCTAATATTAGAAGAAAGGTCTCGCATCGGAGCACTCTTCTCACTAATAACTCGGTTTAAACTACGCAAGCCACTCTTAGACATAAAGATTAAATCTGTACCAGTGTTCTGAATCGTATCTCTACCAATACAACCAACCCCAGTAATGACATCTTGTAAAGCAAATGCTGTAGTTGTAGGAGTCTGTGGGTTTTGATAGATTATAATATTGTTACGACAAAATACAACTAAGAATCCATTATGAGAAGCTAACCCGACAACTTCATCATTGTCACCAACAACAGAAGCAACATCAATCAAACCAGCACCTGCATGTACAAAGGTGGCGCCCTCTACAAGTTGACTAAAATAAATAGTAGAAGGAGCCTCAGTAATATTTGCTGCCCAGACTCTACCAAAAGCAGACAGTACACAATCAGGGTCAAAGACAGAAACATTTGTAGGTTTAGTTCCATAGTCTCCTACTCTTTGGTATACATAAGCATTAGAGCCACCAGTCATTCTACGATAGACAAGTAGTGGGTTTCCTTTTTGTGCAACAAATCCATTAATCTTTGAAGTAGATCCTGTTCCTTCAGAAAGTTGTGCCCATTGCCATCTATTACCAGTAAAGGTAGGCTGTGTTACTAAAGCAGTAGATACTCCAGCAGATTCAGCCCCATTTATAAGACGTTGCGTAAGGGTTGTAGTGCCACTAAATAATTTACCATTACCAGCAGAAAGAATTGTTATACTTCTATCTTTGTCAATAAACTCAAACATGCTTTCTACATAGGAAGTAGATAATGCCCCTGGAGTAGTAGTAACCATACCCCAACCTCTACGACTACCAAGCCTACCACTCTTGTCAATAATACAGTTAAGTGCTTTAGTGGCATAGCCACTCTCTAAAGTAACACCAGCCTCTTGAGTGTTTAACCCTAAGAAGCCAAGTGTAGCATTAGTAGCAGCTTGTAATTTACCTGACATTAAACTGGACCCCAAGTAACTTCATCTAAACGAAGCTGTGATTCAGCAGCAATATAATCAGAAGCAATATAACGATAGCGTTGTTCTTGTTCCATAGAACCACCATCATCACCACGTTCTGAGATTGCCCTAGCTACAGCACCTTCAATAACTACTTCCGCAGGGATTAAGATAACATCTGAGTTAGCAGACAGAGGGGCTTGTGGGATTACACAGTTAATGCGAAGAGCATATACCCCATCAGGAATAGGGAAGAAATCCATTTGGCTATCACCATTAGCATTTACACCATTGAAGTTGTAATAAAGTGGTGAACCAGTTTGTGAAGAATTAATTAAAAACTGTTGATCAAAGTAACGTGTACTCTTTTGTTGTAAGAACCAATTGCTTGTATCATTGATTGCTTCTAGCACACGGATACGAGTAGTGCTACCAGTAAGGACATAGTTAAATAATCCATTAGCAGTAGTAGCAGTTAGGGTTGTACGGAGAGCAGACCAGTCCCAAGCATCTTCTACTTCACGCTTAACAACATTGATTAAGTCCCCAATTAAACGACTATAGGGAGTCTCTTGTACAGAGGACACTTCATTCTCACGTAGTCTTCGTAGTACTCTATTTGTAAGTTCAAGATATGTCATGTAATTCCCTAGTCTTTAATACATTATACCACAGATTTATTTATTTGTCAAGCATTACCTAAACTTAGAAGTCTTCTTTGCTACAGCTTTTGGCTGTTTAACAAACTGTTTACCCTTCTTGTTACCTTCAGATTTGGCTTTGTTAGTAGCTGCTTTCTCAGAAGCAGAAAGAGAATCCCATGCTTTCTCAGGTAAGTATCTCTTCTTACCCTTTGAAGGAGAACCATCAGATGTCTTCCACTTCTGTGCTGTCCAATCTTTTAAAGACTTTTGAGATTTAGCTAGAGCCATTACTTGTACCCTCCGCCAGCCTTCTTGTACTCATTAGCTAAGAGCTGAGCTTTTCTAGCAGACCACTCACCTGAGTCTCCACCTTTAGACCCTGCTTTAATCTTCTCAAATAACTTCTTTCTAAGAGAAGGCTTTGTGTAGTTACCTGCTGAGTTTACTTTAGACTTTACCATTTTACTTTATCCGCCCAGTATGCTGCTGACATTTTACCCTTAGCAATGTTACTACTATGCCTAGCTTTAAAACTCTTTTGCCTTGCCATATCTTTAGCAGAACTAGGATTAGCCCCTGCTCCCTTAACTCCCTGTTGTCCAAAGCGAATAGTCTTTACTTGGTCGCCTTCTTTAGCTACAACAACATGAGACTTAGTTGGATGACTAGGAGTGGCTTTAGGTTTATTATAACCAGCTACGCCCGCTTTATCTAATCTAGAATCCTTCTTCATTAGTACATTGCCTTCTTCTT